AGAGCTTGGTCGGATGCTATCCGGCCTGATGTGGTCTGGGACTATGAATCCTACGGTGTGACCTATCTCAAGTTTGTGGTAGAAAAGCCTGCGGACTTTGACGAACTGGATCGTGCTGTGGCCGAATATCGCAGTCGTGAATTTGCAGGCCCTGTGTTTGTGATGCCCGTGGGCGGTGTGGTGTCAGTGTACAACGGCAACAGAATCAACGTGGCCGACGAAGCACTCAAACGTGGCTACTGGTACAGTCCACGATTGCATGTGGATATCTGGGGCAATGGCTGGGGGAAATAAATGTTCAACAAAATCAAAAAGTGGCTTGGCAATGACCAGCCTGCAGCAGATGGTCCGGTGCCCCCAAAGCCTAAACTTAAGGCACCAAAAGCCAAGCCTCCTGCCAAGAATGAGAAAGAGCTTGCAACTGAAAAAGGCGAACCCTATGTGGCTGTGTTACGCATGGATGTGGATCCCGAAAACTTACACCAAGGTGCGTTTGAACTGGACTGGAACGAAATCTTTATTGCTCGCTTGGTCAAAGCTGGCTACATGATCAAGAAAGACGACACTGACGCAGAAATTGTGGATCGCTGGTTTCAGAACGTGTGCCGCCATGTTGTGATGGAAACTTGGGAACAAGAACAGGCCATGAACAAGTCTGGCATCTGGGTGCGCAGCACCGACATCGGCAACGGACGCAGCGAAGTATCATGATTTTCAATCACATCAAACAGCTCAAGGCAGAAGGTAAACGAATTGGCATCACTTTCTCAACTTTTGACATGTTGCATGCAGGTCATATTGCCATGCTATCTGAAGCCAAGAACCACTGCGACTATTTGATATGCGGCCTGCAAACTGACCCCACAATTGACAGACCTGAAACCAAGAACACACCTATACAAAGCATTGTGGAACGACAGATTCAGTTGGCAGCTTGTCGCTATGTGGATGAAGTTGTGGTTTATCAAACCGAACAAGATCTTGTTGACCTCTTGCTAATCCTACCATTGGATGTTCGTGTGCTTGGTGTAGAATATCAAGATAAAGAATTTAGTGGCAAGCATGAATGCTATCAACGCAACATCGAACTGGTGTTCAATGACAGGGATCATTCATTCTCTAGTTCAAGCCTGCGTCGACGTGTGGCCGCAGCCGAAAGCCACAAGGCGCTGTCACAGAAATGATATTGTATGTGAATGGTGATAGCCATGCGGCTGCTGCTGAATGTGTAAATTCTCATGCCTGGGCCTGTGACGATGGCCTGTATTGGGGTCTGGGACAACAGCCTCATCCTGACAACGAGCGTGTGAGCTTTGGATGCGAGCTAGCCAATTGGATGAACGCCATACTGTATCTTGATGCACAGGCTGGAGGTTCCAACGCTCGTATCATGCGTACCACTCGAGACTGGATACAAACACAAACAGCAGAAATTCTCAAAGACACATTCATGGTTCTACAGTGGAGCACCTGGGAGCGACAAGAATGGTTGATCAATGGTCAATACCATCAAGTCAATGCATCGGGTATTGATCATGTGCCTCCAGAATATCAACAACGGTATCAGGAGTTTGTGACCAACATTGACTGGGCACAATGCCAATCGCAAGCACACAATGACATCTATCAGTTTCATCTATACCTACAGGATCAAGGCATTGCACACGTGATGTTCAATGGCAACAGCCATTTTGAGGCACAACCAAAGTACTACAACTGGCACAGTTGTTACATGGATCCTTACAATCCTGCCCAGACGTTTGATGGTGTGCTGCGAAATCACGGCTTTCAAACAGTAAACCCACACAGTTGGCATTTTGGGCCGGATGCCCATTGCTTTTGGGCTGAACATGTGCTACAATACATCAAGACCCACAAACTTCTGAACACATGAAATACCTTCTAATTGATACCAGTAACATGTTTTTTCGTGCACGGCATCAAGCACACCGTGCCAGCGACACCTGGACCAAACTGGGTTTTGCCCTGCACTTGACTTTTATGAGCGCCAACAAGGTTGCTCGTGATCTTGGAGCAGACCACGTGGTGTTTGCACTGGAAGGTCGATCGTGGCGCAAAGATGTGTACAAACCCTACAAGGCCAATCGTGCTGTGGCACGTGGTGCCATGACTGAGACTGAATCTGAAGAAGACAAGATGTTTTGGGAGACTTATGAATTGCTGACTCAATATCTCTCGGCCAAGACCAATTGCAGTGTGATCCGCTGTGCCACTGCCGAAGCAGATGATGTGATTGCTCGCTGGATCGCACTGCATCCACAAGACCAACATGTGATTGTGAGTTCAGACTCAGATTTTGTGCAAATGATTGCGCCCAATGTCAAACTCTACAACGGCATCAATGAACACTTGTTTGCTGTGGATGGTGTCACAGACAATCGTGGTCGCAGCTTGGCATTCACTGTTGAAAGCAACAGTAAAATCAAAGTAGGCAAGCCTGACCCCAAGTTTGTAGCACCTGCAGACTATCAGCATTGGGCACTGTTCATGAAATGTATGCGTGGCGACTCTGGTGACAATGTGTTTTCGGCCTATCCCGGTGTGCGAGTAAAGGGCACCAAGAATCAAGTGGGCTTGACCGAAGCATTTGAGGATCGTAATCGCCGTGGATATTCTTGGAACAACATGATGTTGCAACGTTGGTCTGATCACGAGAAAGTAGAACACCGAGTTCTAGACGACTACGAACGCAACCGCACCCTGATTGATCTCACAGCACAGCCCGAAGATGTCAAGGCTGCAGTAGATGTTGCCATTTGCGAACAAGTCAGCCACAAAGATGTAGGCATGGTAGGAGCACACTTTTTAAAATTCTGTGGCAAGTACGATCTTGTCAAACTCAGCGATCATGCGGATGCCATGGGTCGTTGGTTGAACTCAACATATCAAGGAGTATTAAAATGATCGAAGCAAAACCAGTTATTCCCGACAGATACTGGATCCTTAAACAGGACAACCGCAAGATTGGACAAATTGAAGCAGATGAATCTGGAGTCACTGTGAAGATACAGAACCGTGTGGCTGGCTACAAAACCATCCGGATGGCCAGTCGCGAAGCCAACATTGAATTTACCAAGTTGTCCAGTGTCAAGCCAGCCACCAACCAAGTGCATGGGTTCGAAGTTACTGGACGTGTGTACAATCCTGTATGGGATGTGAAACACCGATTGCCGTTGTTTACTCGCGACACCAAAAGCAAAAGCTGGTACGCTGCTGGTTGGTACATGGTCAAACAACACCGTGCCTGGAAGGCTGTGCAGAACCCCAAACTAATTACCTTGCAACGTTATCAGTATCAAGGTCCATTTCATACACAACAACAAGCAGAGATAAATGGTAGCTAATCTTGTAACGATTGGTGATAGTTGGCCAGCCGGCGCTGAATTAAAAAATCCTAAGTTATTATCTTTTCCGGCACTGATTGGTGAACGGTTGCATATTAAATCTATAAATTTAGCTGTGCCAGCCACCAGTGCAGATCAAGCATTGTACACGTTGATAAATGCATCGTTGCCAATTTGTAACAATACGTTGGTTCTTTTTTGTTTAACTGGCATCTCAAGATCAATGAATATTAAAGATGACAGACCCAAAGAGATACACCCCACATCAAATACACCAGCTTCCAAAGCATATTACAAATTCATCCACAGCAATCAACTTGATAAGTTTAATCGAATAAGAAATATATTGGCCGCACAATATTTTTGTCAAAAAGTAGGATGCAAAATTTTATTTGTCAATAACTGGGATCAAACCCCCAGGCATCACACTGTTGACGAATCATTGTTTTATACTAAGACACTAACTGAAATATTAAATCTCAAGCATGATGATTCAGAATTTGATAATAATATGTCTAAACATGAATATATAACACCTAACCTGTGCCATCCAAATGTCAACGGACACTCTATAATTGCAGAAGAACTCAGTAATTGGATAAAGGAAAAATTAAATGAACCCGTTTAGAGATCAAGAAAAGTTTATGCGAGCATGCGATCAAAAAACTGATGCGTATGCAATTTCTCAGTACAAGATGTATCTGAATCTAATAGACGAAGAACATGCTGAACTCAAACAAGCAGTTGCAGACAATGACATGACTGAACAGTTGGATGCCTTGATCGATATCCTGGTGGTCACAATTGGTGCTATCCACAGTGCTGGATTTGACGGTGAAGGTGCATGGAAGGAAGTCATGAGCACAAACTTTGCCAAGATTGATCGAGAAACAGGCAAGGTTCGCAAGCGTGAAGATGGCAAGGTACTCAAGCCTGTGGGTTGGAAAGCACCTGAACTTGCGCCGTTCTTGAAAAAGTAATATTGAACATGAGCCTACACATCAATCGCTTTGTGGATTCAATCAAGGCACACGAAGCACGTGGACAACGTGATTTCACAATGAGTCTGCGTGACGCCAAAGATTTACATGCTGACATTACCAAACTGTTGCTGACTTTGAATACCATGCGAGAACAGCACACACAAGACAGCCAAGTGATTGAACTACAGATCACTGGCGGAGACTTTAAAAACTCCTAGTTTATGGCATAAATAATGCTAGGAGCAAATCATGTCGAGACCCAAACCCACAGTTCTTATCGAACACACTGATCGTCACACTTACAAAACTGAACAAGTGCTGGCGAGTGAGGGTGTGTGGGCAGTGTTTTACCT